TCAACTGCCTCTGCCCATCTTGGATGCAAGCCAACACTATTTTTAATTCTTCTTGCTGTCTCTCGGTAATCTACTTGTTCTTTGAAAGCCCTGACAATAGCCTCACGGACGGCAGTTCTTGTGAGTTCATCAATAGATGTAACTAATTCTCCAGCACGACGCTGGGCAATTGCTAAGGCATTGGGATTTGTTTTATCAAAAGATAAGTTAAATGTAACTTTAGGTTTCCTACTTGTTGGCATTGTCAGGTTAGGAGGCGCTAACTGTGGCGCAAGTTTTTTAATTTGATTGATTGCTTCTCTGCCACCTAAATCAATAGAGGTCATTAAGGCATCTTTAATTTTTGCTTGGTTTGCAATCGTGATTGAGTTAAGTAATCTTTCTAAAACTACTGGGTCAAGATTACGAAGTAAGGCTTCTAATTCTTTTAATGCAATCTTGTCAGAGGCTCGTTGAATAGAGTTGTAAAGAGTACGGGCGAGCGCTTGCTCCTCAGCGGATAAAGGTATTCGTCGAGGTCGCTCGGCTTTGGCAAAACGAAATGGCATCTCTAACCAACTTCAGGGGGACTTGGTTTTAATCCTTCGGGTGTTGGTGGAGGTGTTGGTAATTCTTCTTCGCCAGCGCCATCGGTCTCCTCAGGTGCAGGAGGAACTCCCATACCTTCAGGCATTGGAGGCATACCAAAATTCTGTCCATCATGTTCAGCAGGTGGCAGACCAGCAAGGTCTCGTAAGTATTCTTCCAACTTAGGGTCAGGAACAAGAACACCGCTTTGTGCCAAGTTAGCAACGAAGGTAGAAATCTCAGCCAAATCAACATGGCTTACTTCGCCATAACTTAGATAAGGAGAACGGCTAGAGTTCATTCCATTCAACTTAAGAAGGCGTGGAATTGCATACTGGTTAATTACTTCAGAGATATTTTTAGCAATTGAATCAACTGACATAGACCACAAATCCATTTTAGAAGTTCCAAGAGAGTAAGTTCCTACACGGTTTGAGCCAAGCAAAATAAAGTCTGAAAGAACTGACATTGAAATTCTTTGGTCATAGCGTTGAATGATTTTGTCTGTATCGAACTGACGGCTTCCTCCTGAGGAGAGAAGAACTAAATCAAATACTTTGTGTCCAGCGTCGTCATACATTGCTGGCATAACAATTCCCTCTTGCTCATTGCGCTTGATAGAGGTAACGATGTTCTGAATTGTTGCAAGAACCGCCGCTTGTTCAGCGGTTGCGGTTGAAGATAAGAACTCAGGTGGTACATAAGCAATAGGTAATCCAGCCAAGTCACGCTCAATACCGATGGCTTCAATTTCTTCAATACGCTTCTTAAAATAATATGGGCGATAAGCATTACGCAAAAGTGAGCGACCTTCGGGGTTATTCTTTTGAGAACTTGTACGAAATAGTAAAGCCTTCTCAATTGGAATTGTATGGATGCCACCCGCTGATGGGTCTACTTGAACCATGGCTTGAATTCCGCCATCCTCATCAATATCCCAGCGGAACAAAGTTTCTTGAGCACGAATAGGCATCTTGCGCCAACCAATGCGATTGTCATTATATTTAGAATTTTTCTTTGGGTCTGCTACATCTCCGCCTCGAACTTTGTAAACAATTTCATGATATGAAAAACCAAAAATTAACATCGATAGTATTTGGGAAACTGTTTGGTCCCAAGAATCTGACATGTCGTTCAAACATGACTCAACAAAAACTGCTACTTCTTTATCCTCTTTTGTAATCTCTCCATCTTCAGAGCCATCAGAGAATGGGTCAATACGCCAATCAAGACGAGTGATAACTTTTTCGATTGCATACAACATTGAGCCGATAGTCGGGTCATTGTCCGCCATCTCTCGGTAAGTTTTTGCTCCACGGGTACCACGGAGGTTTACTAAAAATTCTTCGAATACCGTTCCACCTGAACGGCGTAAACCCGTCGAGCCTAATTCCGTTAAGTCGGGTTTTGGTTTGTCTGCCATTTATACCTCTCGACTAATCTTTATCTCTGCTGGCTAATCCAACAACGATATTGAGTGCCTGTTGCTCCGTGAATCCTGCACTCACTAACTCATTAAATAGTTCATGAGATTGAATTGCAAAAGCCCCAAGCGTAGAGATGACTCCATCACGGTTGGGCGAAAGGTCATCGTACACCCATAGATTATACCGTTAAGCGGATTTTGCCTTTTTATTCTCCGTCAAAGACAAACTCAACTGAGTTTAATCTAAAAGTCGCTGTCTCCATTGCAAACTTTTTTGCTAAATCTCTTGTACCTGCTTGAGCATATTCTCTTTGCTCTAGCAATCCGCCGATTTGGTCAAAGTGTTTGAATACAACTTTGAATGGTAATTCGTCTACACCTGTCGTCATGTGTACTTCAACATATTCTTTAGGTGCTATTTCCATAGAAATAAACGGACGACCATTTGGTGACACGACAGTTTTAGCGTTAGGAAGTTCCCTAACAAAAAAATCAGTCCAAGCCATTTCAACCCCTTTCGAGAGTTTATTAACCCTCATTGTACTATATCAGGGTTAAAAAGGTGCAATCTCCGAAACTGGTGCGCTCCATGAATCTCGGGCTGGTGCAGTTGCAAAAGAATCCGCTCGATTAGGGGTACTGACCTGAGCGACGGTGTGACGCTTCAAATCAACACCGATGTTCCAAGCGGTGACTGCAATCTTTGAGCGCTTAGCACCTGAGACTTTATCGTCCCAGTTTTCTTGAAGTGCTGTGCCGACAACAATTACTGACATGCCCTTGCTTAAAGTATCGGCGCAATTTTCAGCAATCTTGCCCCATGCTTTTACATCCCAAAAGGTTGTATCTAAATTTTCCCAAGTCCCATCAGGCTTCTTACTGGACTTAGAAGTTACTACGGTGAATGTTGCTAAGGCTTTACCGTTAGGGGTAAACCGAAGTTCAGGGTCAGCGGTTAAATTGCCCGTAATTGTTAGTGATGCACTCATGCTACATACCTCTCATTCGTTATTGGTTTGGCTATTATGTTTAGTTTTTTTCTTAGTTGTTTTCTTTGTAGTGCGTTTGTTCCTGCCCATATTCCGAGCACTTTGTAATGTAGTGCATAGGTCAGACACTCTTCTTTCCATGAGCACCCACTACAAATCTTCTTGACTTGTTTGGATTCCTCCGTCAATAAATTCTTCTCGGGGAAGAAGAAGTTCGTCTCTATCCCCCAGCAACTCGCTCCCTCGAACATCCATGGCATAATCATTTTCTGCAAGCGGTTCCTCTCCAACTGTGAGACGATTCGGGGAAGTGTTATCTAATCTAGCCAAAACCCTTCCATTGCGCCATACTTTTCCAGCAACAATTCCGTCATAGTGATTTTGTCTAGGTTGAACTAAAGCATCACATTCTGTGTGGTACTTGCATCGGGAGCAGTAAGCGAGCGCTGGTTGGGCTAAATCAATTTGTTGTTGGTCAAAGAGCCAAGGGTCAGCCGAGCGACATGGAGCATCGTGAATAAAATTAGGTAAAGACATGCGCCAGTTCTATCTTGAAATATCTTGATGGTTCTTGATTTCAGGAACTTTGTTTGTTGCCCAATCCCCGAAGCGTTCTTTAATTAACTCATTAAGTAATCTTAGACGCTCTGTTTCATCCATAGGTCTATTTGTCTCTGAGTCCGATGTCATCATCGCCCTCCCAATTTTTTAATCCATGATGCACTAATCCAAGGTGACGCCAATCAGGATTTTGGTCATCGGCAAGAGTAAGAGTCCAGTAATCCTTATCGCCTTCGCCCATCCATTCAGAAACTAGAACCCAGCCTGTACAAATTGCTGGTTCAACAAAAGCGATGCGCCCAATTTCAGCGAGCGCATCGTCTATTGCGGAAGGTTTTTTATGCTCTTCTTCTTTTGCCATTCAGCAAGGTTAGTACCAATTATTTTTTTCCCAAAAGAGCCACGCCGAACATGGGTTCGAATATCTATGCTCGATATAAATGAGACCACGGGTGACTTGCTCCTCGACTGTTAAGTCAGGGTCAAGTCCTAGAATCTGTGGAATACCACCAGCATGAAGTTTTTCTTTGCCTTGGTAAACGGGTTTTTTATTGTAAGCATCGGGACGCCAATTTGATTCTTTCGTCCAAAGCGCATTGAGACATTCCCACTCGGCAGGTTTTTTCCAGCCGTAGGAAGTAAGTTTTTTCTGAGCGAACTCTTTCGCCGCTTCAGGTGTCCGTTCAATAGTTACCGCTTTGATAACTGGAATCTCGTTAGCCCCTGCTACTGGGTCAGGTGGGATTTGGAACGGATTGATAATGATAATTCCAAGAGCGAAAATAAAAATTGGAATTGGCTTAAATATGTTTTCATAGAATCGCATATTCCTCTTTCGTTAGGAGTGAACACTTCTTCGTTACTGGTTGTAACGCTTCTATGTTGTCGGTATCTGACCGACCTCACTTTGGCTATTAGGTGTTTTGCGAACCTTCTAAAAGGGTACAGCATCAAGATGAATGACTGTCAAGGATTGAGGCGCTCGGTGAGGGACGCACTTACATCGTGCTTGAGAGAGGACGGACGCACGACTGGCATCAACCCCACCGAACTTTGGGTACCCGTAGCAAGGATACCTTACAAATATCGCAGAAAGGTTAATGCGATATAAGACTCATCCCGCCAATCTAAGAAGAGACTGACGGGATGAATTCTGTTTTTTATTACAAGCCAGCGTTATCAAGCAGAGAATTTAATTCTGCTTTAATTGCTCTAGCCTTCTCGCCTTTCCAGCCTGTTAAGTTGCAAAGCGCATACCTAACAACTGAAGCCGCTGAGTCAGCGTAATACTGGTCGTGAATTGAATTTAACTGAAGAAAAGGCTCAACATAAGGTTGGGCGTAGACATAAAATTTCTTGTCTGCACACTCCTGTTGAATCTCTCTTCCAATTACACTTAGAGACCTTACGGTTTGTAAGTTAGTCATTATTTTGCCTCCTTTTTCAAGTCTTGAGCAATGTTCCAAGCCTGACGCTTGGTCGAAGGTAAATTACCTTCACCCTGTGAGTTAGCAAACTCCTCTAATAACTGAGCGATAGTTTGCGCTCTAACTCCAGCAATCGTAATTTGGTCTTTCATTTTTTATCCCCTCTCTAGGAATAGTGCCAGTTTACACTACTGGGGTTTAATAAACAAATCTATTCGAGCCTTGCGCCTAGCGTGTCGCTTATCGGACTCTTCTCTTTGGAATCTTTCCTGCTCGACCCGACGGATTGCCCTTAATGAGCCTTCAGAGACCCGTAGAGGCTTGTTACCCCTTAGCCATGATAGAAGTATCATTAGAACCACTTGCCTGTCTCTATTGACCCTACAACCCCGAAAGCAAGCAAGATGAACAAAACAAAGGCTATGCCCTCGGCGTTCTCTGCCCACCTTCGACCTTTAGGACTTAAACGGATTCCCTTGACCAGTAATCGTCTTTCAATAAAACTGGTTTCAAAATCTAGTTCTTTCATGCTGTCCTCTCTTTGATTTGTCGAATTACTCCGAATCGCACCATGGAAGCATCAGCCTCGCACTTGAAGCAATACGGTTTACCTTGGATGAAGGTAATTCTAAATTCACTACCGCATGTATAACATTTCATTATGCACTCCTCTTTTGATACTTAGTCTCCAAGATTTTCAACTGCTGGTCAAATGACACGCCGTTCTTCTCTGCAAGATTTTTGCAGATGATGTCTGCTATCTCTTTGTTTTGAGCAATCTTTTGCTCTTGCTCAATGATTGATTCAGCGCTGTGTGGTGTTCCGTCGTAGTAGTGAGTTGTAACTTTTTCCTTGATTCTCCATTGCAACTCAAACCACTTTGAAACCGCAGAACGCTCTGTGTTAATTGAGTATGTGTACTTGCCCTCTTTGAAGTAAAGGAAGTCACCGCTCTTTGTTGGAGCGTTTGCTTTTTCCTTGGCTAACTTTGCCTCACGCTTAGCATCTCTCTCAGCCTTGGCTTTTGCTTTGGCTACTTTGTCCGCTGTAACAATTCTTGAAGGACGATTTAAGACCTCGGCTGGAGCGCTTGGGTAACAGATTGTGCAAGCATCCTGACCAGCATCCTCAACGATTGTGTTCTCATCGTCGTTGCTGTACTGGATTAACCAGTTGTAACGGGTAGTAGCAAAACAAGTATTGCAATCCATTGAACTGTGAACATGTCCGTTGCTGTTGATTACCAAGAACGCTCTTGTCCAAGGGTCTTGGTTGTAGATTGCATCTAATTTATTTATCTCTGCTTGAATCTTTGCTTTTTCCTCTTTTAACTCTGCAATCCTCTTTTGGATTTTTTCAACACGGCTTGGATAATTCTTTACATAAAATTCAATAGAATCTTCGGCATCTAAAATTTGGCTAGTAACTGTCCAGCGCTTATCATGCCAATTAGACAACTCGGTATCAATCTTGACTGCAAACTCCTTGGTGACCATTTTTCCCTCTCTCGTATTTACAACCCCAGTTTAGCATAGATTTCGGAATTGGTACAATACAAGCAATCGTGTCCTAGATGACCCCGTTCTAGGAGTCGAACTCTGCGTATTTTGCGTATTTTGTCGATTTGTCTACTGGTCTTTTGGTGGGTGTTTCTGCCCTTGGATTCAGCCTCGGCTGATGAGATTACGGTCAATTTAGACGCCACAATCGCTTATGTCGATACCGTCGTTGTAGTAGATACGACCACCGCTTATGTAATTACCACGACTACTGGACCACGCTTTGAGGTCGTGGATTCCGTAACGGTAGAGCGTGTGTCTTGGGTAGATTCATGGATTACTTTATATCGTGGTGGCGTAGCAGATACAACAACTGTTATTTCTCAAGATGATGATAGCAACCATGACACACAAACTAATTATTATGCCTCGAGGTTGTCGGGT